TTCCCGCCAACAACCCTGCGCCTACCTTCTTAAAATTAACCGTGAAGCTAATTCTGATATTAAGCATTTCTGCTCCTCTCAGTTGGCAAAAGGCGCTATTGCTAGCGCCTCTGTCGTACTCAACAGTAGCATATGCGATACAAGTTAAGTCAAGTTGAACTTAATATTTATTTTTATGCGTACAAATATGCTTAAAATGCTGTATAAATGGATACTATTATCGTGTAATCAATACGGACAACTATTCTTTTATACTAAAATTATTAGATAAGAATGGTTGATACGTGAGCATTGATGCCTGGATTGGCGTAACCTCAGCAGAAATTGGCATATTAATAGCCTGTGCTGCAGGAGTCAAATGGTTAGTAAAGAAATATTTATCAGAATTGCGCCCCAATGGTGGCTCATCTATTCACGATAAGATTAATAAAGAAGTAATTCCTATGCTTAAAGAATTGCGTATCGACCAGATTGCTATCGGGGAGAAGGTAGCAAAGCTGGAAGGTCGTTTTGAGCAGCACGTTGTAGAAGGCGAATAGTCTGCTACGATTATCGCGCGGAAGTTCCGCACGAAAGAAGGAACAATGAATTCAAAAGCTCTTCAAGCAATTGCAGCTTCATATGGTCGTTCTGCTGTTGCAGCAGCACTAGGTATGTATATGGCTGGTCACACAGACCCTAAGTCAATTGGAATGGCAGCACTCGGTGCAGTCGCAGGTCCAGCACTTCGTGCATTAAATAAGAAGGATAGCGCTTTCGGTCTTGGCGCATCTAAGTAGTAAGTAGTTGAAGGAGGAGGTTAACGCCTCCTCCTTTGGCATTTCATAGGGTATTATTAGACCCTACTAAGGAGTACCGATGATTAAATGTGCTAACTGTGAAAAGAAAGCTGATTACACTCACGCTGACCCTGGAGTTAATCCAGTAAATTATTGCGCCTCTTGTCTACCTAGCTGGTTACATCAACGTGCTGGATTAGGACATTTTCCATTAGTAGAACCTGTAACAGAAGAACCTGCGCCTGTTAAGAAGAAAACAGCTAAGAGCCCAGAATGAAAGTGACCCGCCATCAAGCGGTCCAAGTTCATCCAGTACCAGATAAGGTACAAAACCCACAAGGACCATTTCCTCGTGAGTTGTTTCGTGAGTCTGAAATAATCTCAGATTACGACCCCTCTTTTGCTGAAGATGGTGGAGATTTTGCTCCAGGTAGTACGGCGCAAAATAATTACAATCCTCCCAAAGTATTGCGTTGCGGAACTTGTTTTGCGCGTGTTATGGAGAATGAAACAGAAACTCATGTTTGCGAATAATCATGGCTAAAAGAAAACCACAAGATACATACTTTAGTAGGGCTGCGGGTGTTTCTAACTATAAGTTAAATATTGCGCTCAGAGCCTCTGAAAAAGTATACGGTGATTGGGATATTCAAGATACTAGAGAGACACCGCCTACCTATCAAAATATGACAGCTCCTACTACCAATCCTTCCAAACCACGAGCAAAAAAGATTGCCTACAGTAAAGAGGCTCAAAAGTTAGTTGTAAAATTTAGAGATAATACCTGGTGGGAATATAATGAAGTTCCTGTTGAAGTATGGAATGACCTTAAAGCCAGTGACTCTACGGGCAAATATTTAGCATCTTCTGGGTTAGACCAATACGACAACATGGGCATATTTAACCCTGATGAAATGACGCCAGAAACTAGAGTATTATTTAACTCATAATGAAATCTATTGGACCACTATACGCAGATGTTATCCAGTATTACCATCGTAAGCCCCTGCCTGTTATTGAAAAGGGTTGGACTCAAGAGACTGAGTATCCGTATCGTAAGAGCAAATTTTGTTTAGTTTTTAGGGCGCCCTTTACACACCCTGGTCTTGTATTGGGATTTTGGGGTAAAGCTGACAGGTATGTATTTGAAGAAGACGCAGATGACTTATTAGCTGCTGCCATAGGGCTGAGAGATATGCAATTAGACCCCGATGAATTTAGGGAGTGGTGATGTTTAAAAGAACAAAAGAGATATGGATAAAGCCTTTTTCTCAAAAAGTAGCGGCAAGAGTAGCCAGAATACCGACCTCTGAATTAGAACTTTGGATTGACCAATCTATCTATGAAGTAGGTCGTTGTATGTCTAGTTATCAAAAATCTAGAGAAAAAGTTTATTTAGAGGAAGCGTTGTTGGGGGCAGAAGCACTTCATGCAGTTATTGATGAATTAAAGAACCGCTCTACTCGTTAATCCAATTTATAGTTTTATCGACAAATGGTGTAAGATATCCCTTGCCTCTTCCTTCTCCCCGTGTGGCAACGGTTGGCCTGGGTTAAACACCCAGGCTTTCCGCTTTCTACTAAACTAAGGTACTTATGAGTGAACAAGAATTTTTTGACGAAGACGAAGAACTAGAGTCATTAGAAGAAGAGCTATTTGTAGAAGACGAAGAAGAGCTCGATGAACTTTCTAAAGAGTTTGTAAAAAAACTTGTAGACCGAAGCATTACGTTTATGGATGCACTTGTTGGTGTAGAACCTGGTGATGAACACGCTCTTCGCCCATATCAAATGCACTTAGCACGTCGTATCATTGAATCCGTCATTATTAATGACGGTGAAGAGATAACAGCGCTCGCTGCTCGTCAGTCTGGTAAATCAGAAACTATTGCTAATACTGTAGCTACTCTTATGGTTTTGCTTCCACGTTTAGCAAAAATGTACCCAGACCTTTTAGGCAAATTTAAAAATGGTTTATGGGTAGGCATGTTTGCCCCTGTTGAGACTCAGGTAGAAACTCTCTTTGGTAGAACTATAAATAGGCTTACATCAGCTCGTGCGCTAGAAATTTTAGGCGACCCAGAAATTGACGATAGCATTGGAAAAGTTGCTGGAGTTACACGTCAAATTAAACTTAAGAACTCAGGCTCTAGCCTTATGATGATGACCGCAAACCCTCGCGCAAAGATTGAGTCTAAATCGTTCCATCTTATTGTTATTGATGAGTGTCAAGAAGCAGATGATTTTGTAGTTTCAAAGTCTATCTCTCCTATGCTTGCTGCTTACAACGGAACAATGATTAAAACAGGTACACCTACTACGCATAAAAATAATTTTTATCGCGCTATTCAACTTAATAAACGCCGCCAAACTGCTCGTGGTCGTCAAAATCATTTTCAATGGGATTATAAAGATGTATCTAAAGTAAGCCCTAATTACGGAAAGTACATTAAGAAAGAGATGCTTCGTATTGGTGAAGACTCTGATGAGTTTCAAATGTCATACAATTGTAAGTGGCTACTTGATAGAGGCATGTTTGTTACCTCTAATGTGTTAGACGAACTTGGAGATACCTCACAAGAAACTGTTAAGGCTTGGCATCGTTCCCCTGTTGTTGTAGGTATTGACCCAGCTCGTAAGATTGACTCTACTGTAGTAACTGTTGTGTGGGTGGACTGGGATAGACCAGATGAGTTTGGGTATTTTGACCATAGAGTTTTAAACTGGTTAGAAATACAAGGAGATGATTGGGAAGACCAATACTTTCAAATTGTGCAGTTCTTAGCAAGCTATGACGTATTAGCGGTTGGAGTTGACGCAAACGGTGTAGGTGACGCAGTAGCCCAACGTCTTAAGATACTTCTTCCACGAGCAGAGGTACATTCAATTGGTAGTAGCCAATCAGAACAATCTAAGCGTTGGAAGCATCTTAAAGCTCTTATTGACCGTCGTATGGTTGGTTGGCCTGCCCATGCTAAGACGCGTCGTCTTCGTACTTGGAAGCGTTTCTATCAGCAAATGTCTGACTTAGAGACAAAATTTCAAGGGCCAAACTTTCTTGCCCATGCTCCAGATGAAGCACATGCCCATGATGACTATGCAGATAGTTTAGCTATTGCTGTATCTTTAACTATGGATTTAACAATGCCTACAGTAGAAGTTTCGTCTAACGTATTCTTTAGATAAAAATTTTGGGCTTTAGGCACATTTTGTCTCAATAAAGCGAGAAACTATCTATCAGGAAAAAGGCCTTTTCCCTAACTTATAAGGAGTCATTAAATGACAATTGCACCATCACCTCAGCTCCCAGAGCGTCCAGGTACTAACTACGACCGTAAAATGTCGCCTGCAACTCCAGGACAACGTGGACCTCTTCGTTTTGAAGAAGGTATCGCAACTGATACAGATGTTCCACAAGAATTCACAAAGGGCGCAATGCAAGGATATGTTCCTGCAGCTGGTCGTCCAAACCGCAATGCAAATGTTTTTGAAAAGCCAGCTGAAGAGACAATGCGTGAACGCGCACATGTTGGTTCAGCAGCTTGGGTAGAAGCTCCAGATACTTTGACAGAGTTTGCTGCTGGTGGTTTTGCAGACCACGGTGATAACCGTATTGAAGAAGTTATTCGTAACGGTTCACATCAACAGCGTTTGAACCCTGCAGTAGTTCAAGACTAGTAACACCCCAGTTGTCTGCCCCCATAAGTCTTCGTCGTTAAGCAGGGGGCAGTACCAATTTTTAAGGAGTAATTGTGGCCCTCATTAGAGGTAAAGAAGTTAAGGAATCGCCAGACCAAACACCTGCAAATCCAAAACTTTGGAACATGGTTACTATGCAAGCACGAAGTAAGTTTGCTAAATATCCCTCGCCTGCTGCAGCCCATTGGGTCCATACTCGTTATAACCAGCTTGGTGGACAGTTTGTAAACAGCAAAAGCGAAGTAGACCCTCGTTTTAGAGACTACGCACAAGAAGCGATGGATAAAAAAGAAGAAGAGCGCTCTAAAGCGCATGATGTTACAAAGAAAGTAACTAAAAAAGTTACAAAATAAGGTAAACAAATTTATGTATTTGTCGACTTTAATGGTATTGTTTACCAACGTAGTTTTGGGAGGGAAGTAAGTGAGTTCAATTGACTTTTCACCCCCCTCTTATAGGGCGGCGTCAAGCGATTTAACAATCTCAATTTCTCCTCTAGGTCTTGTTGAGCTGGCTGATGAAGAATTTGAAGTTCATGGTCCACGCCTAAACCGCTACAGCCTTAACTGGGCTATGTATCTAGGACATCATTACTCCTATCGCCGTCAAGTTGGCGAATCCCAAATTGCATTAAATTATTATCGCGCCTTTACTGATTTCGTAATTAATTTTACTTTTGGCAAAGGGGTATCCTTCCGTTCCCCAAAAGAAACGGAAGCTATTGTTCCTGACCTGCTTGAAAGAGTGTGGGAAGTAGATAACAATAAAGCTACAGTTCTTTGGGAAATTGGACAACAAGGCTCAGTATCAGGCGACTGCTTTATTAAAGTTGCTTATGAAGAAGGCTATAAAGATACCGCAGGACGTGAACATCCAGGAAGAGTTCGCGTTCTTCCCTTGAACTCTTCTTTTGCATTTCCTGAATTTCACCCACATGACCGCGAGCGCTTGATTCGTTTTAAGTTAAAGTATCGCTTCTGGGGCACATCACTAGAAGGAACCCGTCAGGTATTTACTTACACTGAAATCCTAACGGATGACATGATTGAGGAATATATTAATGACGAACTTATTGATTCTCGCCCTAATCCGCTTGGCACTATTCCTGTTATCCACATTCCAAACGTTCGTATCAGTGGTAGTCCTTGGGGCTTATCTGATTGTAACGATATTATTAACATTAATAGGACTTACAACGAAACTGCTACTGACATTGCCGACATTGTTAATTACCATGCTGCGCCAGTCACAGTCATTATTGGAGCAAAAGCATCGCAACTCGAAAAAGGCGCCAATAAAGTATGGGGTGGTCTTCCAAAAGACGCAAGAGTAGAAAACCTTGAAGGTGGCTCACAAGGACTAAAGGGCGCTATGGATTTCCTAGCAATGCTTAAGAAATCTATGCACGAAATGATTGGTGTACCTGAAACTGCTTTAGGACAAGCACAGCCTATTTCCAACACTTCTGGTGTTGCTTTGTCTATTCAATTCCAGCCTTTAATGAATCGTTACCACCAAAAAATTATTCAATACGCACACGGTCTAGAGCGCGTTAATGAGCTCATTCTTCTTAGCCTTGCAGTTAAAGAACCAGAGACTTTTATTTGGGACCCAACAAGAGACGTTAAATTAAAGAAAGGTCAGCTAGACCGTTTAGACCCTAATGACCCTCTTACTTATCGTTCTTATGTTCACTTCCCACAACCACTACCTTTAGATAAATTAATTGCCCTTAATGAAATTCAAAGCCTTCTATCTCTTGGACTTGAGTCTAAAGAAGGTGCTTTGCGTACTCTTGGTGAGGAATTTCCTGCTGAGAAACTTAATGAAATCCGTCAAGAACTCCTTGATGACGCGACAGCAGATGGCGCTCTCAAACTTCTACAGACGCAGATTGAAACTGAAATTGCTGAACTAACAGGCTCATTGGTAGGAACAGGTGGTGCACCTATGGGCGCTCCTGCTGGTCCTGGTGGAGGTGGCGCATCAAGTGCTGCTGATACTCCAATCCCACCTGTTAATCCAGTAATAGATGAAGCTTTATTAGAAGCAAATATGGGTGAAGCTGACTTGAGAAACAAGTTAGTGACTGAAGCTTATGGCACTATGTTGCCTCAGCGTCGTAACCCAGATGAGTACGAAAAATAACAGTTTAGGCTGAAATTTTCGCTCTAATAGAGAAAAATTAAATAAGTAATTTCGTTAGGTCATACGCGCTCTCACATCGGACAACGACCCCTAGGATAAAAGGATGTAGTTATGAGTACAGCAGAAAATATGGCAGAGGCTTTTGAAGCCGAAGCTAATACGGCTCCAGTAGTAAACGTGTCGGGTGTTGACGCACCTACTGTTACTGATGAAGCACCAACACAAACTCAAAAGTTTTATACTGAAGAGGATTTAGCAAAAGTTCGTACACAAGAAAAAGACAAACTCTATCCTGTTGTTGAACAGCTAAAGAGTGAAGTGGCTTCTTTAAAGAAAGATAAAGAAGAGAAAGCCGCTCGTAAAGCTGCAGAAGAAGCCGAGAAATTGACTAAGAAAGCAGAAAAAGAAAAATCTAAACTTGAAGAGGACTTGGACGCCAAGGAACTTATCAAGCTTAAAGAAGCAGAGTGGCAGGAGCAGTTGGAGCGTGAGCGCAGCGAGCGTGAACGAGCCTTCGCTCTTCTGGAGCAAGAACGTACATTTTCTGAGCTTCAAAGTTACAAACAAAACTTAATAGAACGTGAGCGTGAAAACATCATGCCTGAACTTGTGGACTTAATCTCTGGTAATACCGCAGATGAGTTGAACGCAAGTATCGAGAGCTTGAAGGACCGCTCAGCAAGAATTCTTGAATCAGCACAAGCAGCGATGCAAAATGCTAGAAAAGAAATGCGTGGTACGAGCGCAACTCTACCCGCTGCTGGACCACTGGAAACTAATATGGACTCACGTCAGTTTACGGCGCAAGATATTGCGTCAATGTCGATGAACGATTACGCCAAAGTGCGAGACAAATTAATGAGCGATGCAGCTCGCGGTAAGTCTCGCGGCTTACTCGGTTAACCCCCAAATCCAAAATACAATCAAGGAGTCAATTTAAATGGCATCAGGTATCACAGGTACAGGCAACTTAGCTGCCGCACCAACAGCCTATTCAGGCACAAATACCCAGCTGACTCAAGCGATTCAGACAATCTGGTCCAAGGAAATCTTGTTCCAAGCAATGCCTATCCTTCGCTTTGAGCAGTTCGCAGTAAAGAAGACCGAACTAGGAGTCGCTCCTGGT